CTGTCGTTTCATTTCGCGTTTGGAGGATGCGTTCTTTCAGTTGCCGCAAGTTGCGAATGCGTGCGATTACGTGAAATGTGGTCGTAAATTTGAAGATTTGTTGAAATATTCGGCCTCGATGTTTGAGAATGATATGTCAAAATTTGAAGCCACACAGCGTGAGTGTTTGTTGGCATTGGAGTTTATGGTCTATCAGCGCGTTTTCCAAGCTTGTGGAAGAGGCGACGAGATTGATGATCTTCTCACAGTGTTCGCCGCTAAGTGCATCAAACCAGTCGTGACAGGACCAGGAGTCAGAGCCACATTTGATTTTTGTCGTGGTTCTGGTGATATGGATACTAGTCTCGGTAATGGTATTATAAATTACATTACGACAATGTATTTTATGGTGCACAATTTCTGCGGCGTTGATTGTAAACTCGCGCAATGTGGCTGCTGTTTTGACAAATTTGTTCTAAAAGGTGACGATTCCTATGGCTGCTGCCCTAAAGCTTCCCTGGTCAATACCTACGCGTGGTTCGGATTAGATGCGAAGCTCATTTTTAGATCGGACGCCAGACATGTGGAATTTTGCAGTGGTCATTTTGTAAGAACTGCTGATGGCCATTGGACTTACGTTCAAAAATTGCGTAAATTGATTACGTCTGTATCGACTTGCATCAACCCTGATATCATTCGCAACGGATGGGTTGGGCATTATCTTAAATCTCTGGGACTTATGTACAAGAAGTTGTATGGTGGAGTTCCGATTTATGAGGATTTTGCCGATATGCTATTGACTGCTGACGACAAACACGGGATGAACACCGTGCTCGTGGAGGGTGTGTCTTATGGTGCCTGGGAAGCGTTTTCCCATTCGGGTAATACTGAAAAAGTAGACTCGTGTCCAGAAACGTTACTAGACATTGCGGAACATAATGACATGCCTTTGGCTCAATTGAACGCATTGAAAGTTTGCTTTAACAACACGCGTTTGCAACTCCCCCAACATCTTTTGCGGAGGTGCAATGTTAAAGCAAAAATGGACGAAAGTCTCGTCGACCCGGGTCAGACCATCAGCACCTGGGTTAATAGGCTTGAGTTGTGCAAGAAAGCTAGGGAGATCCGCAAGACTCTTAAGCGATTAATGCACTGCCCTGACCAGCTGGGGCAGTTGTTTCTCAACAACTGAAACAACAACACAAACCGCCTGCAGGGGTAATATGCAGGTAAACTGACG